TGGCGGCCCAGGAACAGCGCCACCAGGCAGAGATCGACAAACTGACCAATCAAATCAAAGTATTGGAGACGCAGTACCAGGCGGCTATCGCAGAGAAAACAGCGTTGATGGTGGAATTAACGAAGCGGCAGCCGGGATAACGTTAGGTTTAAGGTGACGGTGGAATGAGCGAGATCCGATTCAAAGCCAGCATCGCACAAACACAAAGCGCGCTAAAGTTCGGCGGCAGGATCGGACGCATCACATTGGAAGTGCCAGAGTCGGAGATGCACAAAGCAATAGCGTTAGTGGCGTTGCGGGAGACGCCGTTAGAGGTGGTGATACGAGTTGACGAAACAGGAGGCAAAGAAGCCAAGGAGCAGGAAAGCCAAGGCGGAGGAAGTCGAGCAGGACGCAGGCCCTGGCTTGACGCCGGAAGAGGTCGCGGCGAATAGTGAAGGCGAGGTATCAACGCTTACCGACAAACAGCGTCTCTTCGTTGAATATTATCTCCAGTCATGGAATGCCACCGATGCAGCGCGTAGGGCGGGTTATGCCGACCCAGAGCTTTCGGGGTGGAGGAATAGGCAAAATGAGGTAATTTCAGCCGAAATATCGCGCCGTATCAGTGCGGTAGCAATGAGCGCCGATGAATGCTTGATGCGGCTGGGGAGAATTGCCAGAGGCTCCTTAAAGCCCTTTGTAGTGGAGATCGGAGATGATGTTTGGCCGGATCTGACAACAGAGAAAGCGCAAGAGAACTTTGACCTACTCAAGAAGATTAAACCGAAGCGTCGTGTCGGAGGGGCGCTTGAGGATCAATGGACTGAAACTGAAGTAGAGCTTGAGATTCACGACCCAATGAAGGCGCTTGAGTTAATTGGCAAACACCATAAGTTGTTTACGGATAAAACGGAATTGTCGGGCGAAGTGAAAATCACGGCAGAGGAATTGACAGACGATGAGCTTAGCGGCATCGCGACCGGCGATAAGTAGGCAAGATGCAGCGAAGGAGTTGCTTCGCCGCCGTGAGGCGCGCCGCGAAATGATGCCGTTTGTGCAGTACGTTAAGCCGCTCTATAACGCCCAATGGTATCACAGAGCGATATGCAGGAACCTTGATAAATTTGTCGGCGGAGAGTTCAAGAAGTTGATGCTGTTTGTTCCACCGCAGCACGGCAAGAGCGAATTGGTTTCACGAATGCTGCCAGCTTATGTTTTGGGTTGTTACCCTGATGCCAGAGTGGTGGGCGCATCGTATGCAGCAGAGCTTATTGAGAGTATGAACCGTGATGTTCAGCGCGTAGTCGAAGCCGCAGAATATCAGCGGCTTTTCCCTGCAACAACACTCAACTCTAAAAATATTCGCACAGTGGCCGGGAATCCTCTCCGCAACAATGATTGCTTTGAGGTCGTAGGGAGAAATGGGAGTTACCGTTGTGCTGGTGTTGGAGGCTCCCTTACTGGTTTCCCTTGCGATTACGGTATTATTGACGATCCGTTCAAGGATTACAAAGAGGCGACGAGCGCAAGGATTAGGCAAACGGTATGGGAGTGGTACACCAGCGTTTTTCTTACGCGCACGCACGTAAATACTCGCATCCTGCTTACCTTGACCCGATGGCATGAAGACGACTTAGCGGCACGCTTATTGGCGCAGGAGGGCACGGTCGAAGAGGGCGGTTTATGGAAGGTATTTAAACTTCCGGCGATATGCGAGAACCCTGATGCGCCAGACGAAGAGCGGGAATTAGGTGAGGCGCTGTGGCCTGAACGGTTTCCTGTAGAGACGTTAGAAGAACGCCGCGCGTTGAATGCTCATCAGTTCGAGGCACTGTACCAGCAGAACCCAACACCGCGAGAAGGCGCGTTCTTCAAAGTGTCACAGTTGGAGATAGTCGATGTTCTCCCGGCTGGTATGCGCGAAGTGCGTGCTTGGGATATAGCAGCTTCGGAGGGCCGGGGCGATTTTAGCGTAGGCGTGAAGCTGGGCACGCGAGGCGACGGGTTTTATTATGTGACCGATGTAGTGCGTGGGCAATGGAGCAGTGACGACCGCGACCGAGTTATCAAGCAGACTGCGCAACTGGACGGGGCTGGGGTTCGCGTGTTGTTACCACAAGACCCCGGCGCGGCTGGCAAGAGTCTGGCGCAACACTTCATTCGATTGCTGGCCGGATTCCCTGTAACGGTTAGCCCGGTGTCAGGCGACAAGGAAACAAGGGCCAATCCCGCCAGTTCACAGGTCGGAGGTGGAAATATAAAGATGCTCAAAGCGGTGTGGAATAGTGCCTTGGTGGAAGAGATGCGGCAATTCCCGCAGGGCGTTAACGATGACCAAGTAGACGCCCTCTCGGATGCGTTTAATGAGGTGGCGAGGAGTGGGAGTTTCTTCTTCTTATGAAACAGGAAAACGAAAAATTGGGGTTGGGCTGTTTGGTGGTATTTGTCGTTTTAGGGCCAGCGGCACTCGCCGGGTGGCTTTATTCGCTGGGGTGGTTATTTACCGCATGGCATTGGGCTGTATTGTGTTTCAAAGGTTGATAAATGAGTGTTCTTGAACGATTGGGCGGTAGTGTTAAATCGGTGTTGGACGGGATGAAGTCCCTGCCCTTTTCGTCGTATGGCGGCAATGGCTGGGGTGGTGGTTATATCCCTGGCATCTCGTTAACCGGCAGCGGGTATACCGGCGGTGGATTGCCTGGCACTGGTTACGATTACCGAGCGGCAGCGGGTGTGTTGTGGCAGAATCCGTCAGCGGCGGCGTGTTTTGGCGCACTTGCAACCGCATTTGCCCAGGCAACACCAATCCTAGAGGAGCGCGAGGGAGCTGAGTGGAAACCGATAAAAGAACACCCATTGATTGATTTGCTCAATGTTCCGAATGCTGGTTATTCTGGGACTGGCATGTTTGGAGTGACGCTCATCAGCACCTTGGCGAATGGCTCGGGATTCTGGCGCATTGAGCGCGACCGCAAAGGCGACCCCGCAGAAATTTGGTACGAACCGCCTGTAGGTGTAGGTCCAACAGGTATTGCACCTATGTGGGATGAACACCACTTTATCAAGGAATATGCTTACATCGTTGATGGGCAACGTCATATCTTGCCACTGGAGGATGTAGTGTATTTTCGGCATGGGTTGAACCCGGCCAACTCGCGCGAGCCGTGGGCACCGTTGGGGTTAGGTGCTCGTGAGATCGCAGCACTGAACAGCGCCAGCACCTACACCGGGGCATTGCTGCGCAACAGCGCGGTGCCTTCGGGCATGGTGACTTTGGACGCTGGTGCGACTGGGACACAGCCGACGCCGCAGCAGGCCGATGATATGAAGCAGCGCATTAAGGCCGGGTTCAAGGGTGATAATGTGGGAGAGCCGTTCGTTTCTTCACTCCCGTGGAAGTGGACGCCGTTTAACTGGTCGCCGTCTGCGATGTCCATTGATAAAATCCAGCAATGGCCGCAGGGTATAGTGTGTGCCCTGCTCCGCACTCCCGAGATCGTGGCGCTACTTCCTTCGGGGGAACAGCCCACCTATGAAAATCTCGCGTCGTCTATGGAGTGGTGGTGGAATAATACGATCATTCCCCTTGAAGACGCCTTTGGCAATGAGATCGAGACGCAGATGTTCCCGTCATATGACCTGGATCGGCGTGATTATCGCATCAACTGGGATCGTTCGAAAGTCCCGGCTCTGCAAGAGGATGAGGTCGCCAAGCACACCATGATTCGCGAGGATTACAAGGCGGGTGTTATCAATCTGCATGACGCCACGACCGCGTTAGGCCATGAGGCTACCGACGATATGAAAGGCGTTTATCATCCGTCCGCTACTACTGGCAATCCCAACGCCGAACCGCTTGATCCACAAGAGATAGAGAAGCAAAAGCGCTTGAATGAGGCGGTGAAAGCCATAAATGCCCTACAACCTCGTCCTGCCACCGCAGCCGAAATCAAAGCACTGGGAGCTACCGACTTCGACACCGTGACGATCTACCCTGAACGCCCCGGTGGCCTATGCGCGACGGCAACGGACGATGATGGGAACACTCACCGTTTCTACGCGCCGGGGGTAAAATAACAGTATGAAAAACGATCACGAATTAACACCTGAGCAGATGACGGCTTTTGATGAAGCGATGAAGGCCAACGATGATAAGTTCGGCCTTACCGACTTTGATTTAGAGATGCCGGAACTCTACGACAAGAACGCTAAAACGAACTTTACAGATGAGGAAGTCAAGGCACTGACGGCAACGGATAATGACGAAACGGTGAAGCTGGCATTTGGCGCGACGAAAGAGTCGCCCAAAGAGGTACCGTTGTTAGATGCACCGAAGGCAAAGAAAACGGAGGGAAAATAATGGCATTGAAACCAAGTGACGTTTACAAAGAAATAATCGATCATGAGACGCAAGTCGGGGCTGACTTTATCGAGAAGCGAATCGATGAAGTGTTGCAGTCTGTCAGCGGATACCAGAATGCTACCCCGAATAGCTGCATATCAATCGCCAAATCAAAAATTATGGCACGGATGCAATGTCGCCAGAATGCTTTTGCGCAAGTGCTGGCAGAGGTTAAGCAACGTTACGAGAGTGCCGGTTGGCGCATGGAAGTCGAGCCGCATATTGTCACGCTTTACCCAATTGCAAGAGGAGGGGGATAATGGCAGTAGCACCGGATATGCTCTTCAAGGAAAGTATTGTGCCCGAAGCGGCCAATGTAGCAGATTGGCTAGAGAAACGAATAGACGAATACCTTGCGACGAATAAAGGCGATGTGTTGTTAAAACCTTACACGTGTGAATTTGTCATCGCTTACACGCATATTATGCCTGTAAAACGAATCCGCAAAGCGACTCTTGAACTCGCGTGCGGGGAAGTGAAAAGCAGATACGAAGAACAGGGATGGGAAATACAGTTTCTCGAAAGCTATTTGGTAATGACATGCGATAGGTAAAATGGCTAAACCCCGCGTCGAATGGAACCCCGATGCCGCGCGCTACGCAGTGCGATTACCGGGCAAATATAGCTTCATATCGGAATCAGCCATACGCGATATTGTTGACGATAGTATTGAGGTCGCGGGCCTTCGCATGCGCAAGCACGGCACCACACTTCGCACGGCGGCGTTGCGCTATAAAGCGGGACACCTCACCAAAGACGAATACGAGGCCGCCGTCATGCGCTGGCGGGACGTGATGGCGGCGGACGTCAAAGCAGAGCACGCCAAGAAGGGCGCTGAGGCAGTCGGTGGCTTTGCCAATATGAGACAGGCAGATCATGGGCGCGTCGGCGGTTTGCTCCGGGTGCAATATCGCTATCTGGAAAATGCAGCGGCGCAATACCTGGAAAATCCCGATGTCGTGTTAGGTGTTGATGGCAGGCCGGGAGTTGAAGATCGCAGTGCTTCGTATGCTGAAGCGGCTCGCTATACCTATGAGCGGATGGCCGATCTTAACGCCTTGGACGCTGGTTTGAAATGGGTTTATAACGAGCTTGAGGAGAGCGCTCACCATTGCTACTCAAAGAACGGGCAACAGGCTTATGAGAGTTGCCCAGGGCAAACCGATTTAGGCGCGGTGCGCATGGATGACCCGAAGCGCATACCGCCCGGTCGGCGTATCTGTAAAAACCGGTGTAAATGCAAGTCGCGGAGATTTAAGACGAAGAAGGCAGCGACAGCCGCACGGAGGGAAACGAAATCACTGGATTGGGGGTGGCATGATGAATCGAACGGCATTGCAGCAATCCAGTAGCACTGTTTCCCGAACCTGGGTAGAAATCAGGCACCCAGTCACTAATCGAGTCGTTGGAAAATACTGCCCACAGACCAATGAGTTAGAGGTAGTTGATAGAAAGCAACACGGCATAGTGAAATTACCCAATCAACAATGACTACCCCCGCACCGCAGCAGAAAATAGATATTCAGGCTATCCGCACAACGGTAAGCCGTGGCCGCGGTCGTGTCGAGAAAGCCTTTACTGAAGAGCAGGTTAAACAGGCTGCGGAAAGATTGTATCGAGAACTTGGCAATTGTTTACACGGCAAGCCTAAAATGGTAAAATAGTTGTTAGTCGTCATTGCCAATGGACATGTATCATGCAAGACATCTTGATAGGAGCAACGATTGGTTTTATCGCAGGTTTTCTTTGCTGCGCACTGACGGTTCGCAACGCTCTGAAACGTAAGGGCTTGTTTGAAACGTTTATCGAAACCGTTGGGCAGGTAGACAAGAAATAAGAAGTAAACCAAAACAGAATATCGGACTACGCGCATCGCGCTACTCCCGCTCTTGAACAGACAATCCCGCCAGGCGGTCTCTGTTCTTGTGGCGGGCTTTTTGTTTTTCAGGGCAATTATGAAACGCGAAGGCATTAACGAAACTACTCTCATTCAATTTGGTGGCGCCATCAAGGCTCTGTCTGATGACGGCGACACTATGAAAATCGGTGGCTATCTGGTGCAGTTCACTTCGCCTGATTATCACGATAGCTCACCGCAACGTGACTACTTCGACAAAGATACAGATTTTTGTATTGACCCCAGCGGTGCAAAGAGTGCCACGTATTATCATCACGGTTTGAATCCAACGCTAAAAACACGCCAACTTGCGCCATCTCGGCTAACCATTGACGATGTAGGCGTTTGGTTTGAAGGTGAACTGAATCTTCGTGAGCGATACGAGGCCAAGATCGCTCAGATGGTAAAGATGGGCAAGATGTCTCTCTCTAGTGGCACAGCGGTACATCTTGTGCAAAGAACACCAGTTGTCAACTCCAAAGGCGTCAAGACAAACCATATTGATTACTGGCCCCTTGGGTTGGATGCGTCGCTTACGCCAACCCCGGCACACCCGACATTATCGGTGCAAGCGCTTAAGTCGGTGGCAGTTGAAGAGTTAGGCAAAGATATTTTTAAAGAGTCAGGCGCACTGAAAGCGGCTGGCCCGTTTAAATTTTGTTCCACGCAACTTAATCTAACAGCCAACCATGCCGAAATGATTCGGGAATGGGCAAAAGAAAATATCCCCGATGAGGCGTTGGCAGAAGGTGGGCGCGAAGAAGACCCGCATATTACGATTCTCTACGGCCTTGAGTCCGACGAACGCGCGCCGATTCAAAAACTCGCATCTGGGTTTGGGCCTATCCGTGCCAACATCGGCGCGGTGGGTATTTTTGAATCTGAGGGATATGACGTTGTTTTTTGCTCAGTGGAAAGCCCTGATATTTTTCGATTGCGTGGCCGCCTAGAAACCTTGCCGCACACTTCTACTCACCCCGAATACAAACCGCATATCACGCTTGCTTACGTGAAAAAAGGAATGGGCATTGTATTTAAAGACAAATATCTGTGGATTGAAGGCGACTCCGAAATGGTATTTGATAGCTTCAATCTCAGCGATAAAAACGGCGAGTTGCAGCCAATTTCTACAAATGCAAAGGCGGCTGCCAAATCATTAGACGATCTCACCGAGAGCCTGCCTGACGGGCTTTCGTTTGACGACCACTCCACAAAGGTGCTTGCTGCTGCTGAGGAGTTAGTAGGGCGCGCAGAGGCTTTGGCAACAAAGCGCTGCGTGGACGGACGACGCTGGAGTGCTGAGAAGTTCCAGGGGTTGACTGAGCTTGCAGGCGGCTTAAAGGCTGCAAGTGAGGCGGTTGGTAACCTGGCCCAAGCTCACGCACCGCGCGACTTAGAAGCAGAAGTCCAGAAATTGTCTATCGAGATTGACGACCTGGAAATTAGCTTCATGCAACAGCAAATGCGGCTTGTTGACCTGTTGCCGCGAACCCTGACGCAAAACTAAATCAATCATTTACGGAGATACAATGGAAGTCACTCTGACAACCGAACTGCAAGACAAAGCTAAAGAAATCGTGGCTTTGCGGGAAAAGCAAGTTGAACGTTTCGAAGCAATCAAGACTGCTCAAGGCGACGAGCGTTCTGCGTTGAAAATGCAGTGCGAAGCTGCGATTAAAGAAATCGAAGCAAAGTCTAATGAATACGAAGATGGCGTAGCCTTGCTCCAGCAGGAACAGGCCAACCGTGAAGCCATCAAGTCGATGGGGCAAGTCGTCAACCGCCGCCCGTTCAGTGGCGCGGGTTCGTATGGCGAGGAAGCTACAGCGATTGGCGGTGCAGGCAACGGTGCGCGCGACACCCGCACGCTAGGCGAGCGTATCACCGAAAGCGACGGCTACAAACACGGCATTGCCTCGCACTCCTACAAGAGCGCCCCGGTCAATATCGACATCGACGGCATGACGGTAGAGGAGGCGCAAGCCGCGATGGAAATCAAAGCCACCATGACTACGGCGGCGACATGGGCACCCTATGGCCCGCGTATGCCTGGTTATGTACCGTCTGCGGTTCGCACTCCGACGCTACGCGACTTGATTCCTCAAGACACGACCACCAGCCCGATCTTCTACTACATGGAAGAAACCACTGGCCCGACAGGCGAACAGGCTACCTACGTTCCCGAAGGTGGCACTAAGCCGGAAATGAATCTGGCAGTAACGTCGCGCACCGCTGAAGTTGCTAAGATCGCGGCTACCATGCAAATCAGCGAAGAGCTGCTTGAGGA